ACCCCCACACCCCCCCCCTGTATTGCTTTTGCTGAATATCATGCTAAAATTCTGTAAAATTTGTGAGGAGCAGAGTATGGCAGGTAGGCCGATGGTTAGGAAAACGCTTGCTGAGATTAAGCGGAGGGGTGGCGGTGAATATCTGCGTGAGTGGGTGTTAGAAGGTAATTCCATAGCAAGCCTAGCGCGAGATTTAGATGTTCATGCTGGGTCTTTGCGTAACATGATTTTGCGTGATCCTGAGTTAACTACTGCGATAGATGAGGCTAGGCGTGTTGCGGCTGACGCGCATTTCGAGGCAGGTTTTGAGGCTATTTCTGAGGTTAATGATCGCAGACAGCGTGAGATCATGGAGGCTTTGGGTGGGGATCGTGATATTAGCGAGGCCAATGTTACTCAAGTTGATTTAGGTTTGCTGAAGCAAAAAGTTGGTCAGCACAATTTAGCTGCGTCTAATTGGAACCCTGAGAAGTATGGCAATCGAGCTAATCAGCAGATCAACATTAATATTGGTGACCTGCATTTAGATGCGCTGCGTAAGATGAAGGTTGTTGAGCATGAATGATTTATCGCAAAACACGATGATGGAGTTTGCCCAGCGCTACTCCAAAAAGCCTACATTGTTTGTGCGTGAGGTGCTTGGCGTAGAGCCATTGGATTACCAGGCTGAGTTTCTGGAAGCTATAGCGTCTGGTGAGCGTAAGATTAGCGTGCGTTCTGGGCATGGTACGGGCAAGTCAACTGCTGCGTCTTGGGCGATGTTGTGGTATTTTTTGATGCATTATCCGAATAAGGTTGTGGTGACTGCTCCTACGTCTAGTCAGTTGTTTGATGCATTATTTGCTGAGATGAAGCGTTGGATTAATGAATTGCCGCCTGCGTTTCACGAGGTGCTGAATGTAAAGTCGGATCGCGTTGAGCATACATCTGCGCCCAGTGAGATGTTTATTTCGGCTAGGACAAGTCGCGCTGAAACGCCAGAAGCGTTAGCAGGTGTTCACTCTGAGCATGTTATGTTGGTTGTTGATGAGGCTAGCGGTGTACCAGAGCAGGTATTTGAGGCTGCTGCTGGTTCTATGTCTGGTCATAACGCGACTACCATTATGTTGAGCAACCCCACGCGAAGTAGTGGCACGTTTTTTGAGAGCCAGACTAGACTTTCTGGCAGTTGGTGGACGCGCCGTTGGTCATGCGTTGATAGTCCTTTGGTGAGCGATGAGTTTGTTGATGAGATGAAGCTGCGCTATGGTGAGGAGAGCAATGCTTTTCGTATTCGTGTGTTAGGTGAATTTCCGCTTGCTGATGACGACACGATTATTCCGTTTCATCTTGTTGAGAATGCGCTGCATCGTGATGTGCAGATTGATGATGATACGCAGAGCGTGTGGGGCTTGGATGTAGCTAGGTTTGGTGCTGACAAAACTGCGTTATGTAAGCGGCAAGGTCCAATTGTGACTGAGATGCGTTCTTGGTCTGGGTTAGATTTGATGCAGACTGTTGGTCGTGTTGTTGCTGAGTATGAGGCGTTACCGCCTTCGCGCCAGCCTAGAGAGATACTTGTGGATAGTATTGGCGTTGGTTCTGGTGTTGTGGATAGATTGCGTGAGATTGGTTTACCTGTGCGTGGGGTAAATGTGGCGGAAGCTCCTAGCATGGGTGATACTTATTTAAATTTGCGTAGTGAGCTTTGGTTTAAGACCAAGGGTTGGCTTGAGGATCGTTCTTGTAAGTTACCCAAAGACGATCAGTTGTTGGCTGAGTTAACGGGTATTCGTTATAGTTTTACATCGTCAGGCAAGATGAAGGCTGAGAGCAAGGATGAAATGCGTAAGCGTGGTTTGCGCTCACCAGATTTAGCTGATGCTTTATGTTTGACAATGGCGAGTGATGCTGCCACGGCTATATCTGGAGCGCTTAGTAGTTGGCGAGGCACAATAAAACGCAATTTGCGTGGGATTGCATAATGTGGTAGGTTTGCAAAAAAGGAGATAGCTATGCCTATGGGAAAAGGGACGTATGGAGGTAAAAAGGGTAGACCGACTAAGTTTAAGCCGTGTCGTGGTTGTCCAACGCCAAAAGAGTGTTCGAGAGCAGGGCGATGCAAAGCAAAGACTAAGCAGAAAAAAGAAGGGTAAGAAGTAATGGCAAGTCAGGCTAGATTTTTAGATTTCCTAGATATGATTGATGGTGGTGGCGCTGGACAGATGGGCGACACGTTTGAGGGTGGCGGCATATTTTCTGCTTTAGCTAATTTAATGGCTACGCCTTATGGTTCTGAAGATGCAGGTCGCAGAGCTAGGCGAGAAGAGTTTTATCGTGGTCGTGGTTTGCTAGATGAACCTGATGTAGCTTCTGATGCGCCTGCTGTTGCTCCAGTAGTAAGGCCAAGAGTTAGGCCAGCTATACCTGGTTCTGATTATCCAGACATGAGTATGCCTGCTAATTCTGCCTACATGTCTCCGTTAGAGCCATTTGGCGGAGTAGGGCCGAACATTTCAGCTTCTATGCCTAATCCATTTACTGGCCCAACATATGATATGCCTATGGCTAGACCAGCTAATCAATTTGCAGGCTCTACTTATGATATGCCTATGGCAAGACCTGCTGCACCTGCAATGTCACCAGCACCAGATTATGCTATGATGGGTATGGGTGAGGCAGGGCGTGGCATGCCAATGCAATCTCAAAGACAATACCCTGCATCGTTAGTTCAGCTTTATTCTAGGGATTTTTTAGATCAGCTAGATAACAACGCGTTAAATTATTTATTAAAGATGCAATAATGCCAAAGGAGAAGCATCCCAGCTTAAAACGTGCAGGAGTGTCTGGTTTTGATAAACCCAAGCGCACCCCTAGCCATCCGACTAAATCTCATGTTGTTGTGACAAAAGACCCAAGTACGGGCAACGCAAAAACAATTAGATTTGGTCAGCAGGGTGCAAAGACATCTGGCAAGCCAAAGGCAGGAGAGACTCAGGCAATGAAGAAGAAGCGTGCTTCGTTTAAGGCGCGTCATTCTAAGAATATTAAGAAGGGCAAAACCAGTGCTGCGTACTGGGCAGATAAGGTAAAATGGTAAATGGCACTTACAACCTATGATGAACTAAAAGCAAGCATTGCGGATTTTCTAAACCGCGATGATTTAACATCAGTCATACCTGATTTTATTACGATGGCTGAGAGTGACTTAAATATGAACTTGCGGCATTGGCGTCAGGAAGAACGTGCGATTGCGCCGATTGACAGTCAGTTTAGCGCCCTGCCTGCTGATTTTCTTGAGATTATTAGCTTTCATATTAGCTCTGGCGACTTTCGTGCATTGGAATTACTTAGCAAAGCAGAGATGTTGGATCGGCGCTACAAGTCTGGCGATGCGGCTGGTAAGCCTGCGTTTTATGCGGTTACAGCAGGCGAGATAGAAGTTTATCCTACGCCAGACGGCACATACACAACTGAGCTATATTACTTCTCTCGTATTGATGCGTTGAGCGCAACAAACACAACAAACTGGGCTTTAGAATATTTTCCTAATGCTTATTTATATGGTGCATTAATGCATTCAGCACCTTATTTAAAAGATGATCCAAGATTACAGGTATGGGGGACTTTGTATCAGGCGGCAATTAATGCTATAAACTTAGAAGGCGAGAGATCAAAAACAGGCGGTTCTGGTCGCCGCATGAGAATTAGGAGTTATTCATAATGAGCTTTTCGGACACCTTTGAGACACATGTTTTAAATTATGTGTTTACTGTAACATCTGTAACGCGCCCAACGGCGTGGTATTTGGCGTTGTTTACATCTAATCCTGCTGACGATGCTAGCGGCACAGAGGTTAGCACATCAGGCACGGCGTATGCTCGACAGACTGCTGCGTTTACAGTTTCTGGCGATACAGCGTCAAACTCTGCGGCAATTGAGTTTCCCACGGCTACAGCATCGTTTGGCACAGTTAGTCATGTTGCTGTGTTTGATGCGGAAACTAGCGGTAACTTAATAGCTTATGCGGCTTTAACATCGAGCAAGGCAATTGATACGGGTGATGTTTTTCGCGTTCCTGATGGCGATCTTGATATTACACTAGCATAATGCCTGACGTAACTTATCGCACAGGATTTGGCACTGGCAACTACGGCGTTAATGCGTTTGGTGTTGACGGTGTTTTTCGTGAAGGCGAGGCTATTGTCATTACAGTTACGACAACAGCCTCTGCTGCGATAAGGGTAAGATTAGCGGCTTCTATCGTTGTCACAGCATCTAGCACAGTATCAGATAGTGTTCGTGTTCGTGAGGGAAGTGCTACAGCTAATCCTGCTGCATCTGTTACTGCATCTTGCGTAGCAGTTAAGGCTGGCGCTGCAACTGTTAGCTGTGCTGCGTCTGCTACAGCATCTGCGGAAAAAATACATTTAGGAAGCGCAACAGCTAATCCTGCTGCATCTGCTACGGCTGCGGCAACGCGAATAAGAGAAGGTGCAGCTAATCCGTTGCCTAGTTTGAGCGTGACTGCGAATGCAGAGGCTGTATATCAGTTTGCTCCGCAGATTGGCTTGGCATTATCTGGCACGGCAACGATTGAGCGCATTCGTTTTGGCAGTGCTTTGTCTTCGCCTGTTTGCTCAATTGTGGCAAATGGTAGGGAGAAGTGGGAAGCGCCTGTTGTTGCTGTTGATGAATGGGAAGACGTACCGATTGAAACTTTGCCCAGTATATGGCAAGATGCGCCAACAGCGCCTGCAACGAACTGGACTGAAGCAGCATAATATAGACGCCTGATTGGAGTAGAAAAATGGCAGATACAACGACAACAAATTATAGCTTGACGAAGCCAGAAGTCGGCGCGTCTGAAGATACTTGGGGTACTAAGATTAATACCAATCTGGATAGCTTAGACACGCTGCTGGGTGATGGTTCTCCGTTTCACATAGATACAACGAATGATCGGATAGGGATTGGCACGAGTTCGCCGGGAATGACCCTTGATGTAGATGGGTCTAGCGGTACAAACGACATCGTAAGATTTAGCGGCCCAAACTCTGGGGGCTTAACATTCCGTAACGCTACTGCCAATGAGTTTATCTTGCATACGGCTACGTCAGACGCATTAGTCTTTGGCACGAACGGTAACACAGAACGTATGCGCATCGACAGCAGCGGTAATGTTGGGATTGGCACAGATTCGCCAAACCATACGTTAGATGTAAAAGCTGCTACAGGAGATGGCATTTCAATTACGCCTACTGCTGGTAGCGCAACAAACTATTTATCTTGGTATGATACAGGTGGTGGGCCTTATGGTCGTATAGGATACGACCACTCTGCAAGCGCAATGACGTTCACAACAGTTACTTCAGAACGTATGCGCATCGACAGCAGCGGTAATCTGTTGGTCGGAATGACCTCTGCTAATGGCGTTGGAAATACACCTTCTGATGTAAATGGTACTGAAATCGGTAGAGGATATATTAACCTAAATCGTGATGATAGTGCTACTGTTCGTCATATCCAGTTTGGAACAAATGGAGTTGGAGATGCTTGTCTTGGTACAAACGGAGGTGATTTATATCTTGGTACTGAAGATACTTGTTTACTTTTTCACAATGGGGTGAATTTAATAGCACCTGTTGGAGTAAATGCTGCGACTAGAGATGGAGCCATTGACCTTGGAAGTGGGGCAAACAGATTTCAGGACATCTTTGCAACCAATGGCACAATTCAAACATCTGACGAAAACGAAAAGCAACAGATTGCATCACTTACTGATTCAGAAATTAACGCAGCAAAAGCAATTAGTAAACTATTTAAAACATTTAAGTGGAATGATGCTGTTACTGAAAAGGGTGATGATGCCAGAACACATACTGGTGTAATTGCTCAACAAGTAGAAACTGCAATGTCAGACGCAGGGTTGGACGCAAGTAAATATGCTTTTTTCATTAGCACAACTTGGTGGACAAAAGACGTTGAAGTTCCTGCTGTTGAGGCAGTAGAAGCACAAGACGCAGTGTATGAAGATGTGGTTATCTCTGCGATTGAGGAAGTGCTAGACGATGAGGGCAACGTAGTCACAGAGGCTCAACCAGAGCGCACTGAGCAACGCCTTGTTAGCGAGGCTGTAGAAGCCGTAGAAGCCAAAGAAGCTCACACTCGCACTGATACCTACTACACACAAGAAGAAGCACCAGAGGGGGCAACAGAGCGTAACAGAAAGGGTATCCGTTACCCTGAGTTGCTATCGTTTGTTGGTGCAGCAACGGAACAAAGACTGACTAGCGTTGAGGCTAGGCTGGATGCGCTAGAAGGATAAACTTTAACCAAGAAGGAGCAATACGATGGCAGATAAAAAAGCAACGCCTATCACAATTGATGACAAAGAATACACATTAGAAGACATGACCGATGAGCAGCAGATGTTTGTTCGGCACATCTCAGACCTAGAGCGCAAGATTGGCTCTGCTCAGTTTAGCGTGGATCAGATGAGAGTGGGCAGGGATAGTTTTCTAAACTTGCTAAAGCAATCACTCGAAGCAAGCCCAGAGGACATTGCTGCGGAGTAAATAGAATAATAAGGATGCGTCAATGGCATTAATTGATTTAAACATTCCAGCAGGCGTATATCGCAACGGAACAGATTTACAGTCACAAGGCCGTTGGCGCGATGCCAGCTTAGTCAGATGGCATGATGGGATTATGCGTCCGATAGGCGGATGGCGTACCAGGTCAGACACAGCAGGCGATTACAAATTGCGTGGCATGATTACTTGGGCCGACAACAGCGCAGATCGTTGGATAGCGACAGGCTCATACGAGCATCTTTATGTGTATAACGCAGCAGGCGTGAGATACGACCTGACCCCAGTTCCATTTACAACAGGCAGAGAAGATGCTGTATCTTTTACTGGTTTTGGTGGTGGCGTTTATGGCAAGTATGCGTGGGGTGTTGCTCGTCCTGACACTGCAACAGTTTTGCCTGCCACAGCTTGGCAGCTAGATACATGGGGCGAAAACCTCATTGCCATGACTGAAGACGATGGCAAGATTTACGAGTGGGATTTAGACGTAACCTTTGGCTCTGAGCTTGTGACAAACGGCACTTTTGCAAGCGATGCAAGCTGGACAAAAGGCGTTAACTGGTCAATTTCTGGTGGTGTGGCTGAGTATAAGCAACTTATTAAAACATTTGACGCAGATGACGCAACAAATGCAAATGTCAGCACAGACACAATCACAATCACGGCGCATGGGTTTAGCAATGGCGATGAGGTGACTTATACTGTTCCTGCTGCCCCTGCAACGGCATTGGGTGGTTTAACGACCGCCACAAACTATTTTATTGTCGGCGCTACAACAGACACAATACAGCTTGCGACAACATCAGGCGGAGCGGCGATTGACCTAACCAGAAACGCACTGACATTTGATGGTGATGACGCAACTGTTGTTGATGTCAGCACAGACAAGATTGTTGATACAAACACATTCACAACTGGCGATTATGTCACTTACAGCAATGGCGGCGATGTGGATATTGGCGGTCTGACAAATAATGCAAATTATTTTATTATAGGCGCAAGCTCATCTGAGTTTCAGTTATCGCTCACATCGGGTGGCGCAGCTATTGATTTAACTGCGAACAATTCAGTTACGATAGACAGCACAGATGTTGCTGTTGTGGAT